ATTTTGCTTTTGTAGCTCACATCCACGATGAAATCCAAGCACTAGTAAAACCTCAACACGTTTCCGTGTATAAAGATCTAGCAATTAAATCTTTTGAAAAAGCAGGAGAATTTTTTGATTTAAAATGTCCGTTAACTGGTGAAGCCAAAGAAGGTAAAAATTGGATGGAGACTCATTAAATGCAAAACAAAAGACACCAAATTAAATCCTCTTGGTACTACATTTTTTGGGGGCTTATGTCAGCATCTGTAGTTGCAGGACAGATCTATGTAGGGACAGGCTATAGAGAAATGTCAGAATCAATTAGGAGTGTGATCCAAATTGAGAATCCTTCAAGCCTTCCACGCATACGTTGAGACATGTTTCTTCATCGTCCTCTAAGTAACAATAAGAAATGCATTCAAAATACTTTTCGACTGGATCATGTGTGTTCATTTCAAAACTTTAATCGATCTGATACCAAAAACACCTTGAGTACAAATTCTCAAAAATATAAATATGGATAAACACGATATACCTTTCTTAGGTGATTTTTATACCAAAGCTGAAGTAGACGCCATGGTTGCAGCTGCTGTTGACGAGGCTAGAGCAATAGATGAAGCTTCAATGGCAGAGCACAATTTTAAGGCAACAATTATTAGTATGATTCTTGGATTTCTCTGCCTAGCTTTATTTTTAGATGGCACCCTTAGATTGTTAGGAATTATTCCTCCTTTTTTAGATATTGATATAAGTATTGTTGACAGAATTGCAGAGAAAGTAGAGACAGAAGTTCTACCTTTAATTAATCAAGCTAAAGGTTATATTCCAAAAATTTAAATTTGATTAAAAGGATATCCTCCCATTTTTTCTTCAATTGTCCTTAAATCAATAGGTGTATGAAATCTTATTAATTTACCAGAACCACCTGGATCTCTTATAAATTTAGACTCTGGATTTGCACTGTTTGCACGAGCTATTTTAAATAACTCATCAAAAAAAGCATTAGAAACTTCATCTTCACTACCATATCCTCTGATTTGCTCTTGTACATCCTCAGGTAAAGGTCTTCCATCTGGACCTATAAAAATTTCTTTTTTCTTTACTTTAGGTCTAGATTTTATTCTTTGACCATCCTCATGATCAACATAAATCTCATAGTCATCATCAACAGTATTCATAGGGTGATCCTCTAACACATAAGGATCATCCGCCGTTGGAATAGGAGGTAAAGGAATTGGAAAACTATTAGAAGAACTAGGATAGTGACTACCACGTTGACTCTGCTCATATATAGCTTGTCTTAGAAGCTCATCAGGATCTTGCATCATCTCTCGTATCTCTAAGTAAAGACCTCTTGCTATTTTAAGCTAAGTAAGTACAGTAATTCTGCTGATATAACTGCCATGCCACCTCGCACTAAAAAAACCGAGACACCAAATGAGATCACCACCACGGAACTCATTGATTTAGAACGAGGTTACAACGACCTTAGAAATCTGGCTGACGAACAGTTAGATAGGATTCACACAATCCTTAAGGCTCGTCTTTCAAAATCTCTTGAAAACTGATTATGAATTTAATTACAGCGGCAGCAGTTTACACAGGGGACGACACCACTGTTAGTGGTCTACGTACAATGCGGCTTGCTATAGCAGGTACTGGGAAAAAACCAACTCCTATACCTCTTTTTGTATTACCTAGTTTTGCAGCTGGTGATACATGTGCAGCTGGTGCCTTTGAACCTGAAACAACTCTGCTCGTTAATGGCCGTATATATCCCCATGAAGATGGGAAGATGTATGTGGTACCTACACAACCAATACAAGCGGTACCTACAGGTACAGCAATTAACCAAGTTTACTTAGCAGGAGGCGTTGGTTTTATTGGTGAACAATATAGAGAAGATGCATTTAACTTTGGTTTGATGTGTCAAGCTCCTCCACAAAAAACTCTTGGCCACACTTGGCAAGACAGTCTCGGTTTCCGAATTGAGAGCTGGAGAGACGATGCAGAACGGATGAAAAAATTCCTTTTTGTAGGACGTCAAATTGCCATGGGAGGTACTTTGAAATTTGAATGCTGGACTGGCAAAGATAATGTCACAAGGCACAACTACAAAATTAGAGTACGAGCCTCTCAATACTCCTTCTTCGGTAAAAATAAAAAAACTGAAGATCTAGAGAAAAAAGTTGATGAAGCTTTAGAGGCAATTAAATTGGAAAACCCCCAATTTGCTGACTCTCCGCATCAACAGGCAATTTCTAAATCTACTTCTAAACCTAAAAAGGTTGAAGAAGTTGATGACGGGATTCCTTTTTGATAGCCTTGTAACGCTGGTAGATCCAGCACAACCTAACTGAAATTTCTGAACTACTTATGTCTGTATTAGACCGTTTTAAGGACACTGAAAAGTACCCACGCCAAATGCGTGAACTCGGTATGCTTCTTATCCTTAACAGAAGAAAAGATCCTGGGATATTCCTAAAGGACACACATGCTGATCGTTGCGGATGGTTTGGTAAGCCTTCCCAATTCCCTGATGCCGAACACACCGAAGAAGAATTTGGTGGGGGAACAATTGAAGAAGGGATTCTATTCCGCACACCTCGACTAATTATTTTACGTGGTGGTTATAAGGACGATCCAACTTTCGTTGAAAACAGCGAAGAAAAAGGTGCTATTGAAGGTCTCTATGGAGACATGAATCACCTATGGGACACATGGAAAGAAAACAATCCAGACAAACCCGTACCTTATAGAAGAAGACGTCTAGTTCTCTGTTACCTAGTAGATTCAAAAGGCGCTCCTGTTCATAAGAAGCCTTTGATTCTATCCTGCCATGGTGGTGCAGCTAGATTACTTTGCCAAAAGTACTCTCAGTTTCTAGAACAGCTAGAAACTGCCTACGCTAACCACACTGGTGATAAAGCCGCACAAGGCTTTGGTGAGAAGATGTGCTCTTCTGTCATATGGACTCCTACCTTTGGTAGTGAGAAATATGGTGACAAGAGAAAATCTGATATCGCTGTTCCAGAGTCATGGGAAGTACCAGACGAGGATAATATCCTTAACTTCTGGCCTAAAAAAGCAGCAGACATTGACCATATTGAAGAAGTCTGGGAAAGCTGCCCACCAGAGGTTTACGCCAACAAGTACTTTAAGCAGTGCGAGAAAGAAATTGGCTTTCACGCTCTGAAACCAGGGGTAGATATCACTAACCCTGTACTTCCTGCAACTTCTCTGGGAGAAAGAGATGAGGCTGGTGCTCTTGCTGGTGGACTAACTTAAACCTGTTCTACATCAATAGAATTAGCGGAGAGCTTCAACTGAGCCTTCTCCGCTTTTTTTATGATCTTTTGTGCTTGATCTCTAGAAGTACAGTTTTCTGCTTTAGTTGCAAGTTTTATTAATTTTTTATGCTGTTTGACTGGATTCAATAGTTAATTATGGTGAGTTTTTGTGATTACATTAGACGTTTTACTTTTTGCTAACTGTTTACACAATCCGCGTATTATTGCTTGACGCTGCATAGTAATCATTAACAAGTTTATAGCAGCTACTTTCAATCTTTCTGGGTCTCTAATTGATGCTATCTCTCTTGAAACTGACTCCATTGTAAATTCATCTTCTAGCGTTGGAGCAGTATCTGAAGGGTCAAAAGCTACTTCTGTAATTTGAAATTCTTTCATAGGCACCCCTTTCATATTAACTAGTCTAACCAGCCTGATTGACAGCCACCGTACAAACACTACAATTTACGCAGAAAGTACAAGGCTAAATGGCAAAAGCTAAATGGAATGACGGGCAAAGATCAGTTGACGCATATCCTAAAAAAACATCAATAGGTAATGGTAGACGTAAAAGCGGATCATATAAATGGAAAAGTCAGAAGAAATATAGAGGACAAGGAAAGTAATGGCTGATAAGGCAACTTACCTGCAATTATTGGAGCATGGTCAACAAGTAAATTTTCTTTTAAATTCTCCAGAAATAGAGGAAGATGAAAAAAAAGAATTAATTTATATATGGGATTCACTTAAATCTAGAGAGGAATCAAAATTTGATGCCATAATTGGAGTCATCAAAGAATGTGACAAACAGATTGATAATTTAGAACAAGATATTGATGAGCTAAAAAGAAATCAAGAACACTGGAAAAAGAAAAGAGAAAACATTATTAACATCATTAAATTAGCTTATGAGAAGAAATTAATAAGCTCGAAACCTACTGGTAATAAATATCAAGCTACTATCAAAGCAGTTAGATCTAAATTAATACCTAACTTTGACAAGTGGGGTGAAAAAGAAAAACAGAAATTTGGACTCAAAAAAAGCACAATAATAAAAAGACTTTTTAACAATAAAATTATTCAAGAAGAAGTAGAAGATTTACCAGATAAAGAAAGAATTAGAGAAATAATGGAAGATTTTCCAGAACATGGTCCTCCCCATGCCCAACTAGTTAAAAGAGTGTCTTTAGCTTACCGTTTACGTAAAAGATTAAAAAAAGGTATATGAGTCATAATAAAAAATAAATCACATGAAAAAGAAAACTACCGCAATGGAAGAAGTCTGCCCTAAATGCTTAAAAGTGCATCCAAAAACAAAGAAATGTGAGACTAAATCTTCAGATAGTTGGTTGTACGAAAACGCCTTTGATAGATAAAGGGAAGATATTCTAGTCTTGTTGTTGCTTTGCAATAGTGAGAACTCAAAAAAAGATCAAATATCGTGGTGGTCCATCTGAAATATTGGAACCACTCACATATGCAGGTTATGAAATTAAAAGCCTCAAACATGGAAATACTGGTCATGTTTTATATAAATTCCCTAGTAAGGCACACGATTGGGAACCCTGTTGGACACTGGACTTACAAACAGCAAAAAATGGGATTGAAAAATATAATCAACATTTAGAGAAAAAAGAAAAAGATACAGAGTGAGATACCCGTAGAATCGAACCTGTACTAAATTTGGAAGCAAATAGTGGTTAGGCCATTAATGACAAATCTCATGGATGATCTTGCAAAAGACATTCATAATTATCTACTTGAAATCTCTACGGAGTTTGAAGGTAAACACTTAGTGCTCATACCTATTACTGAAGTTGTAAAGAAATTTGGACGTAATCATAGAACTATTCAACGCCGCATACATGCATTAAAAGATGAAGGACTACTCGACCCAGTGATAAAAAGGAATACTATAGCTTTATATCACATTCACAATTTGGATGAATAACTATGCCAGAAAACGCTACTCCTGACGAGCATCTAGAACATCTTCATTGGCTTGTCTCTTCATTCACTGATAATGGTAAATCTTTAAGAGGTTTTGTCTCGAACCCTCAGGAACTTTCTATTTCAATTCTGACTGCAGGTTTACTAGCTAATTCAAAATTAATGATTAGTCCTGATGATGCTATTAAATCTGCTTTTGATATTCATGCAAGGATTCAAGCCCATGTTGGGAAGTTTCAAAATATGCAATTTGTACAGCGAATTGATAATTGTTTTAACAATAATCCTGAAGAACGTCCTCCAGAAGTAGAACATGATTAAAAATAGAATATAAATATCAAACAATAAAAATGGAAAAACCTTCTTTACTTTTAACTACGCTACACGGAGGAACTATTCATAAGTATCCATTAACAGGAGGAAAGACTACGTTTGAGCGTTATTTAAGTTGTTACACAGGAGAATGTAAATTTTTTAACGAGATGGATGAAGCTATAAAACACTTAGTTGAGGTAGAACCTAGAGATTAAGCAAGATTTAGTAAGGTTATTCTCCTTAGAGCCGATATTAAAAGTTTTTGGATTATCGCTCTGAAGGTGACACTCGCGTCACAATTGATGGATCTCGGCATTATAAAACTCCATATGGTGCCTTACCTTCAGTAACGACTATTTTATCCGCTACTTCAGGTAGTAAAGCTGCATTAGAACGCTGGGCAAAGAAAAACCCTGGTGGTAGAGAAGCTGCTGCTGCAAGAGGAACAAAAGTACACTCTTTAATGGAAGAGTTTTTATTAGGAAGAGAAAGAAACCCACAAATTGATGATCCTGAGATTGCAGATTTTTGGAATGGTTTACCACAAAATTTAGAAAAATTAGAAAATATTGTATGGGCAGAAAATCCTAAAAATCCTGATGATTTCTCATGGGTAGTAGGAGGAGATGGTGTTTCGCGAGTATGGCACCCTGGAGTCAATAAAAAAGAAAACTGGGGTTGGGCTGGGACACCCGATATTGTTGCAGAATATAAAGGCAAAGTTGTACTTGGCGATTTAAAAACCAGTAATGGTCCTTACTACGCTCGTTGGCCTGGAGCAGATACACCTAAGAAATTGTATGGAATGAAGCGAGCTGGCTTTATGAAATACTCAAAATGCCAAATGCAAATGGCTGCATATGCACTAGCTCTGGAACATACCGTAAATATAAAACCAGAACTAATAATGACCTTTGTAGCAACAAGAGAAGACACTCAAGTTTTCGTAATACAAAGCTCAACAATTGAAAAATATAAAGAAAAATGGCTTAACGCAGTCGAAAAATATTATAAAGAAATTCTGCCAGCACAAGAAGCGGAAAAGCTTGAAATGGAAGCGATAGACGAGGATAAAAAGACAGATTGATGTCCTCTAAATTAGAGATACGGAAAATTAAAAAAAGAAAATACTGGCTAATTAGGTAAAAACCGCTAACCTCAAGCTGGTGTCAACATCTTATAACGCTTACGAGACAAACCTGTGCCTATTGCTTCACCAGATCCACAACCTAACTTTCAAATTCAGGCTGGTGAGATCAACCTTGATTTAATTCCAAAAGATTGGGCTTTAACGCCACTGCGAGAGAAACGTGCATATCTGGCTGGTTGGACATCACAACCCTATACGATTGATCAAATAAAACGTGAGCTAGAAGATGGAAAAGCAACTGGCATAGGCTTAATTACAGGTCAATGGTCAAACGAAGGTGGACTTTTATGGGTTGATATTGATGGTCCAGAAGCAATTCCAGAACTTGAAAACCTAGCTGGTGCGCCACTTTCAGCGATCTTTCCTCCTACTTTAACTATCTCATCTGGGAAGGAAGCAAGACAACGAATGCTGTATAGTATTCCGTCTAAAAAAATATCTTTATTACCAGATAAAGCAACGATAAAAATAGGAATACCTTCCTTTGAAATCCTTTTCAGATCACGACAAGGCGCCATTATGGGTAGTCATCCTGAAACTGAGGGTTATTTCACAACATCTCATGGTGGATTTGAGTATGCAAAAAATCCTCCTGAATTACCTGAGTGGCTATATAAAGAAATTGCAAAAGCATATCCCACTACAAAATATAGAAAAACACCTAGACAAGGAATAGTAACTCAACAGATAAATCTTAATTATGAAGATGGTTCTGAGTTTCAACTAGAAGAATTACTTACAGAAGCAAAACTATATCTAGATCATTTAAATGAAGATCGTGCCATTGATTATGAAGAATGGATTACTGTTGGAGCAGCTTTACATCAAATCGATGACGCTTTATTAAAGGAATGGATAGATTGGTCATCACAAGCTCCAAATTTTCAAGATGGAGTCTGTGAACAAAAATGGGGTACTTTTGAACGTCAAGAAGGTGGTCCAGCTCCAGAAAATGGAGCAGGTATTCATACTTTACGTGCAAAAGCAAAAGAAGACGGCTATATAGAACTTGGAGGTTTTGTTGTTGAATCCGCCGAAGCACTAGCAGAAAAAGCAAAAAAATTGTTTAAAAACGATAAAACTGAATACAACGAAAAAACTATAAATAATGCTTTAAAAGCAATTATGGGTGCCCCTACTGAAAAAGAGCAAGAAGTAATAAAAGAAAAAGTAAAGGGAAGGAGTCGTCCTAAAACACCACCAGCTTCTGAACTTGCAGAATTTGTTACCCAGATGGTAATTGAATGTGGATGGAGATATGATCCTAAATTTGATACCTTTATGTTCTATCAAAGTAGTAAAGGTACATGGAGAAGAGAAGAATATCGACATGAATATAGACATTTCGTACAAGATTTGTTTTTAAGAGAAAATATTCCTACCCCAGGTGGCTTTACCTCTCATTTAATTAGTGACGTAGTAAACCTAACTCAGGCTTATATTACTCACACCTATTGGGATGATGATCCTGATCGTCTAGCGTTTCATAATGGAGTACTCGAAATGAGTACAGGAGAATTTTTAGATCATGATCCTGAACATTATCTAACTTGGGGACTTGATTTTGACTATGACCCTAATGCAGATCCTGGACCTATTATTCAATGGCTAAGAAGAACACAATATGGAGATGAGGATAGAGTTCAAGTGCTACGAGCATGGTTAAAAGCTTGTTTAGTTGGTCAAGGACATGAACTACAGAGATTCCTTGAAGTTATAGGACCAGGAGGACGTGGAAAATCAACTTTTGCAAACCTTTGTTGTGCTTTAGTTGGTAATGGTAACTATGCAAGTACTACCCTTAATCAGCTCGAACAAAGCCGTTTTGAGATCGCATCGATAAAAGGTAAGCGACTTACACTTATCAACGACTCAGAGCGTTACGGAGGCTCTGCACAGATCTTTAAAGCTCTTACTGGAGGAGATAACTTACGCTTTGAAGAAAAAAATAAAAATGTAGGTGAACCATTTGTTTACATCGGTATGGTCATGGTTTGCGCCAATGAGCCGATTCAGACAACTGACAACACTTCAGGTCTTACTAGACGTCGCTTAACCGTGGAGTTTAACCGCCCATTATGGGATAAAAATTCTGAGGCGAAAGAGATGATAAAAATGGAGAACGGAGTCGTAAAGGGCTTATGGAAGGATTATTTACCTGGTTTAGTTAACTGGGTTCTTAAAATGAGTACTAAAGAAATGAGAGAATATCTACTTGATACCTATGAAAAAGTACCCTCACTAAAGAAAGTTAGAAATGAAATTCTTTTAAATAGTAACAACCTTGTTGAATGGCTACAGTCAGAAGTCGTACATGATCCCGACGCTGTTGCATCCGTAGGAAAGAAAATTCCTGCAGCGAAAGACGCAAAGGAAAGATATTGCAACAGTAGCTTCCATCTCTATGCTAGTTACTGCTCATATTGCGAAGACACTGGATCAAAACCTGTAGGTCAAAAACGCTTTATATCTCTGCTTCTTGATTGTTGTAAGAATCAATTATCTCTTAAAAATATATATCATTTCACAAAAAAAGGAAGACCATTTATTAAAGGTTTAGTGGTACGGAATTCAGATCAAAAACACACTTCCTCCCCTACCATACTGCCAGAAAATAAATTGGCATAGGCAAAACCCTTGCAGTATCTAGGCTTTTGGGTGTTAGTCTTACTAGGTAATTACTCTCATTCCTTTTTATAAGGAAAATTTATGATTAAAACTTTTATCGCTCTTGCAGCAACAACTGCCTCTGTAGCTGCTCCTGCTGCTTTTGCTGGCACATATGTAAATGTTGAAGCTAACTCAGGTTTCACAGGTACTGACTACGAAGGATCTGTAACTGATATCCATATTGGTTATGAAGGTGGTAACGAAACTTATGGTTTCTATGTACAAGGTGGTCCTTCAATCATTGCTCCTGAAGGTGAAGATGGCGAAACACGTTTATCTGGAAAAATTGGTGGTGACATCACTGCAACAGAAAAACTTGGTGTTTATGGCGAATTTTCACTATTGTCACAAGAAGATGACAACCTTTATGGAACAAAAATCGGAGCTAAATATAAGTTCTGATCTACGTTATTACATTTGCTAATCTTTTATATTAGCTTTTGTAAAGTAGTGTTAAGTTCGGTTACAAAGTGTAAATATGTATAAAATATGAAGAGACAAGCCTCACCTAGGTGGGGTCTCTTCATATCTTTTTCATACTAATGACTACTAAGGAAACTGCTGTTAATCAGCAACTCTCTGAAAATGCTGAATTAACTAATGGTCGGTTGGCCATGATTGGAATCGTTGCTGCTTTAGGAGCTTATGTGACAACTGGAAACATCATTCCTGGTATTTTTTAATGACTTCTTCTCACATCATTACTGAATATGGTAAGCAAAATATTTTTGCTAAAGAAACTCAACCACGTTTAGTTGAGAACTATACTAATCATTTTGAAGAAGCTGAAAAAGCTAATGGACGCTGGGCAATGCTCGGTTTTGTTGCACTATTAGGTGCATACATCACAACAGGTCAAATTATTCCAGGAGTTTTCTAATGTCTACTAATTCTTTAATCTGGCAAAAGGCTAATGGTCGTTTTGCTATGCTGGCTTTTTGGATTATTATTGGAGTATATACACACTCTAAATACTTCTCATAATGCCTTTTGGTCTTATTAATTTTGTAGAGGCGTGGAATGCTATTAGCTGGGCTGATGCCATTCCATTCTGCCTCTTTCTTTATGGAGCTTATTGGTTAAAAGTAAGAATTGACACTAATGCGGGTATCGGTAAAAAGAAACGTAATGAGTTAAAAAGAATTATTGTTGAAGCGATAAAAGAAGCTAATAGTTAATCTTCCAATATTTTTTCAAATATATCTGAGACGTCCATTAAAGCATCTATACGTAACAACATGTCAGCAATATGTTTACTGACATAAGGTTTTTCTGCTCTAGCTGAAAAAGCTAATGCACTTCGTAAATCATCTTGAGCATCAATTAATGCTTGTTCGACTGGTTTAGTTAAAGACATAACTATTTAATATCGACGTATATTTTATTTATAGTCGATAACTAACTAATTGTCATTTAACAGAATGTAATTGAGGTTTTAAATATTTGTTTATAATAAAGATTTGATCTTCATATCTAGCTACCTTATCTAACTCTTCCTGTATAGCTCCAGCGACATCAGAATGTTCCCCAATACCTGCAGGATTATTCAAGTAAATTTCAACGTTTGCAAGATGTAGCTGTATCTCTCCATTGGCATGAGCTAGGAGAGATTTAATGATTTTTTCTCTAAGATTAACCATTTACTATTTTAACTTTCTTCCATTATGCCCATGTGCAATCCCTAATTCATGCATTTTTGCATGTTCATCTATTGCATCTTTTAAATCTTCCTTACCAGCACCAAATGTTAAGTAGATTCCATAACCTACTAAGAACAATAATAAGCCTAAGATAATAGCTATTAATTGTCCTTGAGGTGGCAAACCTTCATAAGTCCCATGAGATATCAAAGGTTTTTCCCAAGTATCAGGATGAAAGTATAAAGAAGGAATAGAAAGTAAAAAATTAAACATTATTGAGGTTTAATTAGTAATGTAGTAGAAGATATTGCAGTACCAGCTATAACTTCTGGTTCACCTGCCGTCAGACTTATAGTTCCGTCACCTGCAACAAAATATCTTTGGCCTGGTGTTAAAGAAGATTGTCCACCAATAGTATTACCAACAACATTAATAGTCGCAGTTTGACCATTTGAATAAGAAGCTGAAGCAAACCCTATAAAGTTTTCAGCAGTCAAATTTGTACTAGCTAGTTGTCTTATAATTGCATATCCTTTACTTGTATCACCAGGATAAGTTACTGCAAATTTTCCATTTCCTATATCTAAAACATTCATATAAGGATTAGCTATAGTACTTCTGGATGTTTCATAAGAAGCCTCAGAACCATCTGCCACCATTGAAGCTCCACTTTGTTTATATACAATCCATCTACCGTTATTATTAGAAGCTCCATAAATTAATAAATACCTACTTGCAGCAGAAGAATAAGCAATATTTGGTTTATTAGTACTTGCAGCAGAGCCGTAAACCTGTGCATAGCTTGTCCATGAAATTGTACGACCTGTACCAGAACCACTTGGGGTTCCACAACTTTGATCTATACGATTAGATTTGTCTTGGTTTCTAAAGATATAACCATATACATTATCATCGGAGTTATAACAAACTCGCGAACGATATTGGTTTTGATTACTAATTAATTCATTTTGTCCTACAGTTACTGAATGATAACCTGATGAACCTGATAATTTTAATGTGCAAGACCTACCACCATTTTGTTGAGAACTAGAAATCCATGTAAGTAATAATTCATTATCTGTTGTATTTTCAACTACATTTAAATCATGAGCACCAGTGTTATTTTCTAATAGTACCCATGTATTTGACATATTGACGGTAGTGCCACTTGGACGACAAGTACGATAGTAAGGTTTATCACTATTAGCAGCGGTAGATCCAAATAACAAAAGACCATTAACATCAGATTGATAACCTATAGCTGTACCGTAATCAGCAGGGTTACCTGTAAAGCCTGTGGCAACAGCAGTACCATAACTAATATTTGTACCACTAACTGAACCTATTTGAACTTCAATTTCATTTGCACTAGGTGTATGGAAAATAATGGCAAATCTACTTGAATCTAGTGCACAAATTTTTATCCAGTTTGTTGTGTTATGTTCAAATTGCGCTTCTGAGCCAAATGATGGTGTAGTTCCGCTTACTGTAACTACCCTACAGACACCAGCTGAACTATTACTTGTGTCGTGATAACAAACAACATATTTATCATCTGATAATTTACAGGTATTATTGTATTTAATTCCTGATTCCCACTCAACTCTACTTCCTGTTGAAGCAACAGCTCCTACAAGAGCCGTTACTTGTCCAGATGCATTTACAATCACACCTTTATTAGCTGTAATTGAACCACTTGCTGTTAAGTCTACAGATCCACCAGTAGCAGGAAGATTGGTTAAGTTTGCACCATCACCGTAAAGAGTGTCAGCATAAACATTTCTAAACCTATTACTATTTGTTCCTAAGTCATATGTGCTATCAAGATAAGGTACTAAATGTCCACCAGATTGTAACTCAAGTCTTAAAGTGTTATTAGTTCTAAGTTGAATACTGTGTGATGAAAGTGTACGAATGTCTAAATGATCACCTGATTTACCATCTATTCTTCCGTCTATTTCAACGCCTGTGCTAGTGGTTTTAAATTTAGAGTTATTGTCATAAAAAAGTTCTACTCCACCATTAACCGTCATCGTTGCATGAGTTTCATCTCTTGCCTGATTTTTAAACGTTAATGTACCACCTGAAATAGTAAGACCACCTGTTCCTTCGTCAGCTATAAATGACTCTGATCCTGAATGGTATATACGAAGGTCATCTGAATCTCCAAGAGCAATCCAACTTCCAGCAGAACCAGTACCATCAAGAGCAGATAATTTTCCAGTAAATTTTGCTCCTGAACTTGTCGTTTCTATCCGTTTTACGTTATTATGGTACAACTCTGCGGCTCCGTTAGAAACAAAAGCAGCTAAATTTTCATTACCAGCAGCATTTTTTAAATAAGTGCCATCTGCATAAATAAATAATGAACCTGTACCTGCGTCTTTTATAAAACTATTACTCCCATCATGTAAAATTTCTAACCCATCAGTAGTTCCTGATGTACCGCCAACAAATAACTTCTTATTATCTAGTAAATGTATATGCTCACTAGATGTCCAAGCATCTGTAGCATTAATCCAATTAAATGTGTGATCTGATGCCCCTTTTAACGTAATGCCCCCTCCGTCGGCAGTCGTATCTGATGGGCTACTTACAACACCCATCTCGATATTTTTATCCTTCACACTAAGCGTGACAGAATCCACCGTAGTGGTAGTTCCAGAAACTGTCAGATTACCTCCAACAGTTGCGTTACCACTAACTGCCAAACTTCCAAGAGTTCCTACAGAAGTTAAACTTGATCCTGTTACTGAACTAGCTAGTGTTGCTCCATTTAATGAACCAGCTGCTGCAACATTGCTATTTGTTTGAACGGCATTTCCCATGTAGCCGTGGGCACTACATTGATAGTGCAGCACCTGTGGAGTTGTATCTGAAACAACTATCTGTGTGTATGCTCCAGAAGATCCTGCTGTTCCATTAGTAGTAACACCTGTTGTATAAGCAGTAGTTTTAGCAGCTTCTAAATAGAAACGGAAAGGGTGTCCTGAGTTTGATCCATCTGACTGATCAAATTTATATGTTCTACCTGGAGTCAATGTTAGGAAAGGTGCTTCTTTACCATTTATTTTGTAACCACTACCTGAACCTGTACCGTTGTATCGATGTGCAGCTGATTTACTTGCAACAGTAACCGTATATGTCTTTACACTTCCTGTATAAGTTCCATGTAAACTTGAAAATCCTACAATTGAACCATCATTACTTAATGTTACGTCTCCAGTAAATGATGGGCTTGAACTATCACCAGCTTCTACCCAAGATAAAACTCCTGAACCGTTACTAGAAAGAACATAACCACTAACTGAAGTATCTGCTGCTGGAAGAGTCCATACAACATTAGAAGTTACAGTAGTTGGACTTTTAAAACCTACGTAATTTGAACCATCTGCATCCTTTAACCTTATATCTCCTGTAAAAGCAAAATCTTGACCGCCTAATTTAAGTGGTGTTATCGAACCATCAGAAACGGTAGCACTATCAATTGCATCACCCTGCATCAAGATAAAACAGGACACTCCATTAGCAGGAGCAGTTGCAAAAGTTATTTGGTTACCTGCAGTTGTAAAATCTGTATTTGGCTTCTGCAGTACACCGTTAAGAGTTACAAAAAGTTGTAGTGCCGTAGCAGTAGACGTGGCTACCGATGAAACAGTTAAATTGAAAGTTGTGGTACTTCCGTTAAAGCTACTAGATATATCATCGAAGAGTTTGTTCTCTCCACGAACCAGCTGTCTTCCAATGTAAGCCATTTAGTTATACAACTACTAATTATTTTTTCTATTCTAAAGTGGCTAATCTATAAAGCTTTAACTTAGGCTTCTTAGTATAATATGTAGTCTATTTTTTAAAAAACTTCTCTTCTTTCTGTATACCAAGGATCTTCTAAGGAACCCTCTCCTGATTCATACTCAACGTGTTCTCCACTAGTCGGTATTCCTGTTCCACTCCTGACGTATGAAGAACTGCCTTTGGAACGACTCTGCCATTGAGATGCTAAATCCCTAGCATTCCCCCAGTTGGCCATTACTGCTGGAAAATCTGTGTCTCCCATTATTTAATAACCTCCTATATATTTATCATTAATTGATTGCATTCTATTGCTAAACCTTTGTATTTCCTCTTGCATTCTAGGATCTTGAGCTATTTCTCTATCTAACTGATCTTGATCATATTGATAACGTCTAACCGAAGAATTATATTTACTTTCTCCTGAATTTCCATAATCTAGTAGTCCTTTAGAAGTAAAAACTTCATTTAAAAAATTATCTATATACATACGAGGATATTCATCTATTCGTCTGTAATTAAAATGTCCTTTTCCTTTTTCTTTTACATAATCGTCAGCAGCTTTTTCAGCAAGTACTTCAGCTTCATATACATGTAAAGGTTCTCTTGAATAATGTCTAAATGCATCGGCTCTATTTTCCTTGTCAAAGAAACTAACAGCATTGGGTGTAGGCCCCAAATTATCAGGCACTGGTCCTTGAGACATATGTTTTTGAATTTCCATAACGTTATCTAAACTAAGTTGAGGATCAGAAGCATGTGCAAGTTCATGAACAAGAGTAGTCAACGGTACATTATCTCTTAAATAAACTGTATTTATTTCATTTGGTTTATACATACCACCAGCTCCTCTTTCATTCCTAAGAGCTATTTTTGATCTTTCTACATCTTCGTCAGTAAATGGTTTAATTTGCATTTCTCTACCAATGTTCTCAATAAACTCATCTAAAAGTCTTTGAGCTTCTTTAGAAGGTACATATCTTGTTTCTTTAGGTCTACCAAAAATTTGTTCTAAATAATTATCTTGATACCTTCCAGCACGATTAAATGGTGTATTAAGTACATTAGTAAAAGGTCCTAAATTAAGCACAGCTACGCACCAATTCGAGCTAAAAAGTCATCTACCCTATCAGTAATACCTGGTCCTTGTGAAGCTGCGTTCATCGGGTTAGTCTTTTCAGCAGCTTTTATATTTGCTTCGGCATAAGGAGCACTGACTGCTTGTCCTTGCGTCGCATAACCACCAGGCAACCCTTCTTGACGACGAGGATCACCTAAATCCTCCATGTCTAATCCTGCTGGGTCAAATCCTGCGCCGTTCATTAATCTTTACCTATTTCTATTAATTATACCTTTGACCAATCAGTGACTACTAAAACTCCATATCTAAAGAGGATGGGATTCTTCTCCGAATAGCATATTCCTTTGCAGTTTGAGATTGTGGGTACTGTCTAACAAACTCTTCCATTGTTCCAAATCTCTGAGCTTCTTTGAAATCATCATGTAACTGCTTCTGTCTTCTTAATTCTTCCTCAGTAAAGACACCTGATCTGGCTGCAGGTGAGTTTCTCAACCCACTTTCTGTTAAAAATTGATCAACTGCTTCAGATAAATGAGCTGGTCCCTCTCCGGTTTCGAGATGCTTAGGTCCTTCTCCTGTTTCAAGATGCTTAGGACCTCTATTCTCTATTAAATGACTTGGCGGCTTTCTGTAATCATTAGGAAATTCATCTACAGCAGCAACTGTAGGTTCTATATAATCTCTATCACTACCGCTATAAAATCTATCAAATTGCTCTTTTCCAAGTTGATTAGCTAAAAGATAAGCAGGAACACCTGAGAACGGAACCATAGGTAAAGCTCCTTCACCCGCTATATATGCTGGTATTCCAAATGCAGTTCCAGTTACGTTTCTTCCAATTGCGTGAACAGGAGACATTCCTTCACCCCAATCCATAACACTCCCTACAGTCGTATCAAGAACAGGTCCAATAGCTTTTCTTACAATTGGATTATTTAAACCTGCAAATCTTAAAACACCCTGTGGAAGACGTCCTCTAACTTGACCTAGGAAAGATTTAGGAGAACTAGATGCTACATCTATAACTTCACCACCTAATGTATTTACAACTGGGCTACTAGTTATTGATCTAGGAGTTAATAAATTAGGAATTGATGCTTTACTATTTATAAAATTCCTAACAGGAGTACCTATACGAGAACCAAGTCTTGATAAGCGACCTCCAAAACTATTATCTCTAACATTTATAGGTATATCAATTTTGTCTAAATCAGTAAAATAGCGTAGTAAATATTCACGAGGGTCCATACTCTTTTACCTTTATTTTTATCAGAGTTTTTATAATAATAACACTGGATAATTGCCTATTATTTTGATTAACTTTCCTAAGGGGACAACTATTGAAACTTTAACCAGAAACGGGCACCAACTGCATCGTGTCTGTTGCCTTAACGAAGCTATGTGTCGGTATACATCTTCATTTGACGAAGCTGAGTCATATGCAGAAATATTTGAACAGTCACGCACCTAACCTCTACCCTTAAAAAAGCTAATAACTTTTAAAAACAAAAAAATAACTCTAAAAATCGGTAGGGAGAAGCTCATTTTTCTGTGCAATTTTTTCTTAATAGACTGCACTGCAGTAGTTTTGGTATAAACACCCAAAAACTTAAAAAAAATAGGCTTTTATATTAAGTACGTAAGCGTTAGGGATAGGTAGATGAGTGTATATAAAAATATTTTACAGTCACAGACCTAACCCTCTCCTCCTTAGAAGTAAATAAATAAGCCAAAAAAAATTGGATTTTGGGTGTTCAATGATTGCCATTGCGCCAGAAGAGGTTTAATGTGTAGAACACTCTGCACCCTAACTATTTTTACCACTATGGATGCTTTTTTAGCTGCTTCTCTTACACCAAATGACGAAATTACCTTTATAAAAGCTTTTCAAATAGCTTTACAACTAAGAGGAAAAGATAATTGCTGGTGCTTAAAACAACGTGACCAATGTAATCACACAATATTTCAAGGTTTTACAACAAGTAAAAAAGATTATTTGTCTTATCGGGGAAGAGATGCACGTCCCTTGATTTTAGCCATGGCTGGGCGAGAGTCTGATCCTTTAAAACCAATTATTGTTCGTAGGTCTATTTGTAAGTCTCAATATTGTCTAAACCCATCTCATTATTACTGGGGAACAAGGGCAGATGTCGCAAAAGAAAACAATGAAAGAAATAAAACTGGCATTAATAACACTTTAATAACAAGACTGCGACAGGAAAGTGAATCTGGTGTTAGTAGTTTGAAATTATCAAAAACTTATAGACTTCCATATCAAACTGTGCGTAGAATATGTAACTATGAGACTTACATACCTGAAGAATCTACTGAAAACCTTGATAATCAGATTCTTTGGGAAAATATAGCCTCTCAATATGCAAAGCTGACTTCCAAGTATTCTACGGAAGCAAATGAATTTAATTTAAATTATCACATGAAAAATAATTATGAATGTCCTTGGCATGCCAAAGGATCAACAACACATAAAGGTAATTTTGGACTTATGGGAGAGTGCTTAGACTGCATGAAAGAAATAAAAAATGATCGATGCACAATTGATGTACGTAATTTTGATTTTCGATGGCACTGGCAAATAAAAAGATTTTGGGATCAAGTTGATATAGGTGAAGATGACGAATGCTGGGCTTGGAACGGTTCTACAAAGAAAAATGGAACAGAATCAGTTGCTTATTTCCCATCGCCTTTCCATAGCGGTAAAACTCAATCAGCTTCTAGGGTTGCATTTTGGTTGAGCCGTGGTTATACAGGTAAATACAGAGTTTTTACAAAAAAATCTTGTAAACCTTTTTGTTGTAACCCTCTGCACCTTACAATCAAAGAACTCATAAACGAGTCATCCCCAACACAACTACAGTGCGTCAAGCTAACTCATGACAACATCTTTAAACACTACAAAGAGAGAGAAAGTAACTCTGAAAAAAAGTGAAGTAGTTCCTAGTAATTTTCATTTAAAAGAAAAGCATTATGCACCAATGGTTGTAATAGATGGTGACACAACGTTTGGAGCATGGTGTGATACAGAAGAAGAAGCTAAAGCAAGATTAAATCATTTAGAAATTGCTACCGATTATCACAACTATCCAACAAAACAAGAAGAAGGTGTATATCCTGAACGGAGTAGAATAATGGAAGAATTATATAATAAATCAGGGAGAACTAATAGTATCTTCACTGGCTTAGCAGACGAGTATGTCACGGTATCTAACAACAATTCCCAGTAACACAGGTTTTTATAACCTTGGAACAGTAGAATCCTACCCAACAGGAGGTGCAGGTCCTACAGCTTATGGACCTAATTCATACTTTGGATCTGATCCTTTACCATCAAATAGTGGTGATAATATTTATAATCCAATAGATCTTGGGGATTTTTCAGCAATTTTTAGAACTGTTGAAATAAAAAACTCTCATGGTGGTTTATCACGTAAACAAACTACTTTTTATCAAATAGAATTAACAAAACCCCGATCAATACAATTTACACAGAACTTTAGTCAATTTTCTTATGAAAAAAATACAAATAAAAATACATTATTAGCTTTTTATCAAATATTTGAAAGGTCTAGACGAGAAGAATTACCAATAAATGATTCAGGTTATGTAGCAAAAGAAGCTGCAATTGATTATCTAGATGATGAAAGTGATTTACCTAACAAGGATTATCCTGTATTAACTTTAGACCCTGGAAGATATTTATTTTTAATTACAAATGATATTAGATATTTAGAAACTAACTATTCAATTAATGTAAATGTTACTGACTTGGATTGGAGATTTATAAAAGAAACAATTAAAGAACAAACTAATTTCGGAAAAGTGGATGAAGGTATTGTGTCAAATATTGATTTTGGTACATTAGCTGCTTAGCTTAAATAAGAATTTACAAAATCATCAACAAGAGTACTTACATTAACATTTGCAAGAGCTTTCTTTCCTGCATCTGCTAATGCCTTTGTCCAGATACTAGGAGAACTGTCAGAAGGATCTACAGATGCTAAATAATTAATTGAAGCCACTGCGTCTGCTTCAGGATCTTGAGTATATATAAGGTCACTTGTAGTTAATAAAGGAGAATAATCTTCTGCAGTACCATATTTTCCTTGTACACGATCTTGAGCTTTTACAAGATCACGACCAACTGTTGCAATCTGATCATTATAAGTTTCATTTAACACTTCTAGTGGGGTTTTTGCAGCTATTGCATCCGTCATTAATTTCTGTTGTAACTGCCCATATTCAGGACTTCGCTTTATATTGGCAATAATAGAATCCTCAGATGCACCACCTTCTAGTGCTTTGCTCCAATAATCCAGACCTTCTGCTTTTGCATCTCGACCTAACAAATTTTTATAAGCTTCATCAACAAATTTAGTTCTATATTCAGAACCACGTTTCATATTTGCTATAACAGAATCTCTACTTGCACCACTAGCTAAACTTGATTTCCAATAATTTAACCCTCCTTGATCAGCCTCTCTACCTAACAGAGACTTATAAGCACTTCGTACAAATGCGTCATCATCTAAACTAGAATCCATATTCACTGGGTTCTGACGATGCCAACCGGAGTAATCAGAACCTCTCTTTGTCAAGAATGGATCAGTTTTTATACCTGATACACCACTTACTTTAGGAAGTGATGCTTTTCCTTGAGTTGCCTCGGTTAAACGAACTAATAATTCATTACGTTTTTGTTCATCAGGATTATATGGTCTACTTGCTAACTTAAAACCTAGCTGACCTGCTATTTTCTTTTGATACTCTTTTGCAGCTGCTAAAGCATGGGGAGAATCATAGACTATCGTAGCGCCTATTTTATTTGTATTGTTTGTGCCGTTTGAGCCATTATCGTCAGACATTTACTCATTTAAGTTTTATTTCTATACTGATTCTATCTGTGACAAACCCATGTAAATGCTGGACTCCAATATACCCAAAGGGAAGGAAAATCAAAATCAACAACAACTCAGCATAAGTGATGGGTCTCTTCATAACAAGAAATATCCTTTCCTTAAGGAGTTTAGCGAACTTATAGATGATATGTCCACGAAAGATTTAAAAAATAATTTACTAACTGATAGCCAAAAAATGTTAGCTGAGTCTTTATGGATGGCGAATAAAACAAAAAAAGAAACGGATTTAGAATTTAAACCAAAAATAAACAAACTTCGAGAGTTTTTTATTCAAGCTTTAATTACTGATCACAAAAGACAATGGGACGAATACAAAAAATCAGCTAACATCGTAGAAGACAACATCCTCGAATGACAATAATTAATACTGAGGATTGGTTACACGTTTTAGAAAATACAGATTACGAACCAGCAGAAAATACAACAACTGTTTATCAGAGCTATCGTTTTGTAGATCTAAAAACAGAAGAAGTAACTATAGAGAATTTTAGAGAGCACTTAATGCCATCATTAATAGAACAAGTAGAAATGTTTATACCACCTTCTGGTAGCTTTAAAACACCTGATTTGCGGAGATATTTAGATTTAATAAGAGGATATGAAACTAGTACAACAGATCTAATGTTGGGATTATCTCTTGCAGATCAAATACGGCTAACTTTCAGCGATATGAGAACGAGTACTATTTGTGATCGTTATCCTGAGATTAATTTATCAGAAAAAAGACGTTATAGATGCGTAGCAGAATACCTAATAAGACAAGAAGAATTAACAAAGCTACGAGATAAAAATGGAAAACTTATTAAAAAAATAGGAAATATGCAAAAAGCTGTGGTTTTATATAAACCCTTACCTAAATTATTAGAAACTTTGAAAAAATCTGGTTTAGGTCATTTAATAAAATCAGTTCCCAAAGCTAAACCTGCTAAATCAACAGAAGAGAGTTACACTAAAGTATCTGGAGAATCTAATGACAAGCAGGCGTAACAAATTACTCCTAAAAATGTTGGGAACAACAACAGGAGAAACAGAAGAAAAACTATTAAAATTGTCAATTGAACGTATTGTTGCTGATCAAGCCGAATATTATAGGAAATTTTATGAAAATGAGGGACCAGGGGCAATGGTTTTCATGCCTCAAAAAGAAGATAAAGATAGTATGTTTTATTTAACTGTTGACTTACTTATAAAAGCAGTTAATGACGCAAATAATAACGAACTACACGGAGTAGAGCATTTAAGAAAAGCGATTTCAATAGCAGAATCACTTGATCCTGAAAAAGAAGCACTTTTTATATTACAAGATAAAGATGATATACAACTATTTCATTTTAAAACAGATGAAGAGAATAAAAGTATCCTTCAAATGTGAAAAAACGACCTCTCTCATGGCGACAATATAAATTTATTCTTGGAAGAATCCTCCATATCGAGGATGATTGGTTAACTCCCGCTGATTACATACCTTATATAAGTGCATTACTAGGTGATATTGATCTTGATCCTTGCTCTACACATAATGCAAATGCACAATTTTTAAGAGCAAAAAAAATATATACATTAAAAGAGGATGGATTAAATATGCAAGATCCTTGGACAGGTACAACATATTTATTTCCACCTACCTATGGAAGATGTTCATTTAGTAAACAAAGAGGTACATGGAGATGGAGTAAAAGAGCTGGTGGTGCAGCTAAAGCACCTTCTATTATTTGGTTTCAACGGTTATTAAGAGAATGGAAACTAAGAAACATTCCTGAAGCATTATTTTTTACTACATATCCTGAAATGATGAGAATTTTACCAGAAATGTGGGATTATCCAGTTTGTATACCCTATGAAAGGGCAAACACCATACATGGGAAGGATTTATTTACATTAAAAACACCTATGTTTTGGGGTTATTTTATATATCTACCAAAATTAGAGTTTGGTTTCCAACAAGCCGATAAATTTGTGGAAATCTTTTCACATATAGGTAAAGTTATTAATTAGAGGTTAAACTAGAGGTTCATGACTACAGACAATAACAATTCTGCAATGACTGGGACACAGATAGAAATAGCCTGTGTATGTGATGACATAAAAGAGCTATTACTTTATAAAAATCAGCAATATGGTGACTCAGCATTAAACCCGTCAAGGATTTTTAGTAAAGCTAGTGCAGTAGAACAATTATTAGTACGTATAGATGACAAATTAAATCGAATAAAAAAAGGAGCAGGTTTAGTAGGAACAGATGAAGATGTAATACAAGATTTGATTGGATATTTAGTTTTGCTTAAAATAAGTTTAAAACATCAAAAGGATGAAACAAATGAATTATGAAGCAATTGTTGAAGGATACACTGATGAGTTAAAACTCATAGATGCAATTGATATGCTTAGTCGGGACCCTTTCGCCGCTGGGGAGATCCTAGACTACGTGGCTTCTCAGACCAATAACGAAAAAAACGTCGTAACACTTCCCCAGATGAATCCCACTGAACCAACTTTTTCTCAAGATATTCAATTGCTTTCAGCTGATTGGGAGCCCCAGTATACGTCTCAGGGAGATTTAATAAGCATTTCTTCAAATGACACCGATGAGGAACAAAAGTTGGAATTGTCTTGTCAGGAGCCAGATACGTATCCAGTTCCATACGACGTTGATCTATCATCAGATCTCCACCTGAACACCACAAGCGATTGATATAAGGGCTCCATTCACGAATTAAAGCTGTTTTAGGAGCAGAACTGTTAATTAAATCAAGAAGACGGCAAGTTTTTAAAGAGCTAATACCAATACTGAACGCAAAACTCAATAAAGCTGCTTTTTTATTTATATTTAAAGGTACAAAGACATATTGAGAAACTAAATCAGAAAATTCTTTTAAATCTTCTATTAGTTGTTGTTCAATTTCTTTTTCAGTAGCAATATCATTAGATTTTAACCACCTTTTTCCAAATTTTTTACTTCCATAGCCTATTCGCCAAATATCTTCGCCATAATCTTTATACGCTGCATACCGACCCATACCTATATATGTACGGGCTGGTGAATAACTTTTTATAAGTTCTATACCTTTCCAAGTAAGAAAAGGATGTTGTTTCCAATTTTGATTTCTACGTTCCTTCTTATGGGACGTCAACGCTGCCGTTATAACTTACTTCAGAATAACCATCTAAACCAAGTAGAACAACATAATCTTTAGCTGCGTTAGTTACTGCAACTCCAACAGCACCTTTACCTTTACCATCTTTAGCTATATTCGTAACAACCTCATAACCAGTAGCAGCACTGCTGCCTGTATAAGCATCTTCTTGAAATATTTCCATTGTATTTACACCACTAGTCTTATCAAGCTTGACAATAATGTTTCCAGTACCTCCTGGATTGACACGGAAAGCTCTAACAGCCTCCCCTTTATTACCTGATGACGTTGCACCAAGATAAGTAACTTCAGAGCCAGTATCGACACTAAATGTGTCTAAAGTGCCTTCAATAGTGCGAGTAGCCATAGTATTTAAGAAACCTGTCCCACAGTGGAGATGTTGAATTTAATGTCGGCGTCAATGCCGTGATCTTTTAGAACGCCATAAAACATTTGACGATCTAATGCTCTTTGATGGAGCATTTCAATAAAGGCTTCCTCTAAGTCATCACGATCTAATTGTTGAATCGCTAATGCAGTGGCGTGAATTTGAAATTCAACGTCCATTGGAAGCTCGATTGCATCCATAAATAGCTAAAACCTTATAGTTATCTTACCAAGACTGAATTAAAGAGCAATAACACTTAGGTATGCTGATTCTTTTTTATGACTTTTTTCTTGTGAAGATGAGCATTATGGTGTAAAAAAACAGTGCTGCAACAATAGGTGCTACTAAAAAACAATAGAAAAGATAATGCTATTAACTGCATTTTTCTATAGACTGTACCTATAGTATCTATTTTAATATGGCTTCAACTAAACGACAGGCTGTAAATCTTTTAAAAGAACTTATAATAAGCGGTACACCAAAAGTAGCAGCAATAAGACATTGTAAACAAGTTTTGGATATAAAGGATAACGAAATAGAATGGTTAATAGAGGCTTGTAATTTCAAATCACCACCAGAAAAAATAGATTTTGAAGCGTTTTATAACTGTGCAATAACAAAAAAAGCTGAAAGAATAGATAATCCAAATTTACAACTTTATTATATTGATAATTTTTTATCTAAAATCGATTGTCAATTATTAAGAGGTTATATAGAAGAAAATTCAGTTCCAGCAGTATTACATGATGTTGGTTCAGAAGATGATGTAAGAGTGCATAAAGAAGATGAAAGAACTAGTAGCACTACATTTCTAAATTGGACATATCATGAGTTTTTCTTAAGTATAGATAAGAGTTTAAGCAAAGTAATGGAGTTACATCCATTTATTGGAGAAGGTATGATGGGTCAAAAATACGAAATTGGGCAATTCTATAAAAGACATTCAGATTATTTTTTAGACGAAGATTTAAAAATATACACTGAAATGGGAGGACAAAGAAGTTGGACTACTATGCTTTATCTAAATGATGTAGAAGAAGGAGGAGAGACTAATTTTCCTAATGTAGATATAAAAGTTAAACCAAAAGAAGGAACTCTCTTAGCTTGGAACAATAGAAATATTGATGGTACAAACAATGTAAATACAATACATGAGGCTCTACCACCTATCTCAGGTAAAAAATATATAATTACTAAATGGTGGAGAAGTTGGAGTCCTGTTTAAACTCTTATAACTCCAGCATCAACTTTTCCTTTAATATCATTTCTTACAGCACCATTTAATGCTCCATCCCCAGGTGCTGGTAAATCTTCTGCAATACGCTTACCTATCCACCTTTCTGGATTTTTTACATATTCATCTAAAAAAGTTTTTGCTTGTGGATCAACTGGTGACCCATCCGATGTAGAAGTCATTTGCTATGTAAGGGTGAGCCTTATCTGCTGATAATAGTTTAATAGAGCTTGGTTTTTGCTCCATCCAATTCTTTATCTTAACAAATCTTTTTTTGCAATAATAATCTAAATCTGGCGTATACCATTCTTCTAGAAAGGTAGATCCTTTATCTTTATTGCAACTAGAACAACAACAACACATATTCGATTTAACATTATGACCACCTTTAAATTTTGGAACTATATGATCAATTGTTGCGGTTGAATCATTTAATTCAGAATCACAATATGCACATTTCCAACGCCATTCTTCAAAAATATGGTTTCTAAATTCTCGTCGAGCATTTTTGGGCGATAAAACAATTAGTTGAGTTAAAAGATCCTGCTCGCAATGATACACATTTACCTTGCATCCTTGTCAAAACTTTAATCTGCATAAACTTGTATATTTTCTAATTTATATACTCAATTATCTCTTCTTCAGCAGGATCGTAGTCAGCATCTTCTAAAAGCTTAAGCAAATAATAATGAACTTTATTTGTAACCCACTTTAAATCTTCATCACTGATATCACAAATGATGGCATCAAGAGATAATTCACGAGACGGCGCTCGTACATGTTCGGCTAGTAATTCTAAGGCTTTATATCGATTTCTGTTAAGTTCACCTAACATTTTTTTAAGAGGTTACATCCTCAGTAGGGGTGGAATCGTCAGCAGTAACTTCAGTCTCTTGTTTTTGAATTGCAGCAAACTCAAGAGCACCTAGAACCTTTAAATACTGTTCTTTAAGTCTACTCATCTGAGCCTCAGTTTGCCTGATATTATCCTCTAGTTGTTGTTTTTGATCTTTTAACTGATCTTCAAGAGATTTAGCTGCTTCAGCCATAACAAGTGTGTTTTAAATAACTCCACTTAGGAGAATAACTCTACTTAATCTTTAACCGTACATTCTCGAAAGTTTAACCAGCACCAACCATCAACACCTCCTCCTACAGAAAGACGCTTATTAAATAATTCAGAATTATAAAGAACATTTCTACCAGCATCAGCGCCTCTGTCTTTATATCGACCTACTATTAAATCTAACTCTCCAAATGGATCTTGTACTAACCAATTCTCATCGTCATACCCAGTAATGACTACACTGTAAGCCATTCCTCCAACTTGGCGAATACTACGTCCTGCAATAACACCTATAACTGGTAAACCTTGTTTTAAATTATTTTTTATATCTTCAGTAGCAGTTACATGATTAAATGTTGCACAAAAACCAAATTCCCTCATTGCTTTAATATGACTACCTCGAAAATTTAATCTTCCGTACTTATTAACAATCTTCATATAGTCATTAATACAGTTAATAGCAGGTGCATCTAGGTATTTTAAGCACATTGCAATAGCACAACATTGACTAATACCCCATCCAGCACTCTCTTCTTCTGGTCGATGTAAATAGGGAAAATCTCTTAAATATATAAGATTACCGTCACAAGCATAGGGTTCAATACGTACTTCAGTTTTTAAACCATCCCAATGTTTATCTAAAACCCACCATTCACCTAAACCAAAACCAAACTCTAAATATGTATAACCCTTAGTTCTTTCTATAACACGGCATCGTCGAATTAAACGGTTTGGAGAAATCTTTGCTATCTCATCAGAAGAAAGTTCATTATCAGGTAAAGGACGTTTTTTTAAAGAGGTGTGGCATTTTGACGTAATGAATACCCAACCCCATTTAAATTCAGATGGTTTATGGCAAAACAACTCTAACTCTGCTGAGCGTCGCCTAGAAAGCCCATGAAAAACTTTATTGCCTTCTTTATTCCATTTATGCAATTCCTCTTCAGCAACCTTTGAAGGGTCTTCTAGAGCGTTTATACGTTCAAGTAATTTTGAATTAGAAAGAACCTCAACTCCCATATTTGAAGCAAATGAAAATAAAGCATCAAATTGATTTTGATTTACAGGAGCTGTAACTAAATCAGCAACTTTTTTCTCTAAACTACTTACTACCTCAGATGATAAATATGCACCCTCGAAAAGACGGATAAATTCTAAACCCGCTTCAGAAAGATGAGTTATAGGCACTAGCAGCCTTCTATAGCTTTAGCTATATCTCCCCCAAGATTAGCTCCTGTTTTTTGACCAAACATTGTTGCCCATCCGCCAGCTACCCAACCAATGATAGGTATGTTTGAAAGTGCAGGAGCGGCTTGAGCCCCGACAGAGGCACCTATGACGCCTCCCGTAGAGCCTCCAGCTCCTTCTGCTTTTATACAGGCTATTTCCTTAGCAGTAAGCTTAGAAGCATCATCACCACCCTCTAAATGCACTTTCCCATTCATCGTATATTCCTCATACAAATCGACAGTTGTAGCACCTTTACTAAATAAACCACTAGAAGGTTTAACAACATTCTCTGTTTTTATCATTACTTTTGGATCATTAGCGTTATATCGAATCTTATAACCATTTTTAGTAGCTTCCATCTCATAGGACGTATAACTACCAACAGGGAAATCAACAACAGGTAAACTTCCTTGGTTTATTAAGGCACCCATTAAGCCAATATTTGAGACTCCGAGAAAGGTGCCTAAACCGAGAGCTGTCCAGTTCATGTTGCTCCGCCTATACATCTAGAAACTAGGAATTGAGAGAGGTCTTGTTATCCACTGTAGTAATTTTAATAGGCGCTTGCTCGATACGCAATGTTTGAGTAGGACCTACTTGAGACATCTTTTCAATTAATCGTTCAAAATCAGCCTTACTAATATCACCTAATCCGCCCTTTTTCTTGTCATCCATCTTCATTGTTCCATCACCTTTTTTAGATGCTGTTTGAAGTCCAAAACTGGCGAGAGCGCCTGTAAACACTGACGCTACGAAGGTTATATCTTTAGGAGCTTGTTGCCCCATTCCTGGAATTTCGATGTAATTTAATGAAATAATAAAGCCGCTCCAAACAACAACTCCAAGTCTCACAAAAGTGGATAAAATTGCTAATTGTTCTTCTTTATCATCAATTCCCTCTTTTAATTTAGTAAAAACGCTTTTCTTTTTTTCATCTTTTTTGGAAGGTGTCGTAGCAGACTTTGTTACATCTTCAGTCATCGTATAGTAGCAATACCTACTAAGTTTACCCCTTAGTAAACTTAGAAAATAACACATTAATTAATTACTCCAATGTGGAAATTATTACCA